ACTGATGGCTTCGGGTAGAGCGAAAGCTGCCCATGAACTCGTCACCCAACAAGAAGCCTCCAAGCTTTTCAATATCAGCCGGTTCACCATCAACTCATGGATACGCCGGCAGCAGCTAGTAGCGCACGGGGCGCGGCGTCAAGTTTACGTCGACGAAGTGCGACGACTCGCCGAGCAAGACGCTTGCACAACAGAGCATTATAGTGCACACTGATTCGTGGAAGAACTGTGTCCAAGACGTGGCAAAGGACCCTCAGCCCATAACCGACTGAGGGTTCTTCTCGTTAAGCGACCCGGACATGCAGCCCCGGGGTATTCGCATGCGGGGGGGCGAAGGATGGCCACCTCTAGAACCGGAACGGCAAAGTATAAACGATGGCGACGCACTATCCTCGCCCGCGACGAGGCCGCAGGCATAACGCATTGCCCACTGTGCGGATGCGTGATGGATTACCATCACGGACGACAGCCCAACTCCGCTGAACCAGACCACATACTTGCCCACAAATTTGGCGGACAGCTCACCGAAGAGAACGGACGCGCCATCTGTCGGCGCTGCAACCAGGCGCGCGGCGACGGAACACGCAGTGAAAAAGCAAAAACACTACAACCAGTAATCACTACCGTGGACATCAAATGGTAAGAGTGAACCTTACCAAACATTTACTAAAGCTGGGGCAACTGGGGAGTATGCCCCTCCCCCGCGTCACGGTCGCTCCCGGAGGCATAGCGAAATATCTCCCCGCCATTTTTTCCAAACCCAATGGTAAAAAAGCCCCTCATAGGTAAGCGAATAGTAAAGGTGGCGTTTTATGGCTCGGACCATTCACGCATTGCCTGACTTGCCGAGATCTACGCCTAAAACTACTCGTCGTAGGAAATCGAAGACGGTGACGCAGGCGGCAAGTGGCGGTTCGGAAAAAGAATTGCTGATTGCTTTACGCGATCGTATCGCGAAGTCGGTAGAGGACCCTGGAACTCCCGCCCGTGACCTTGCTGCATTGTCGCGCCGGTTGATGGAGATTTCCAAAGAGCTGAAAGCGATTGAAGCGCAGGAGGCGGAAGATGGCAGTATCGTCGAACGTGGGGAGGATGAACCGTTCGACCCTGAAACTGTCTGATGCTGCCCGACATGTTTGCGTCCCATCTGGAATCGTAACTACCGGTTTTCCGGCGGTTAAGACTCAGCTTGCGAAATTGAACATTTCTTTTGATTGTTGGCAGGCCGGGCTTGGAAGTTTGATCTTATCGAAGCGTAAAGACGGTATGTATGCGGCTTCGATTGGTGGCGTTGTTATTTCCATCCCGCGCCAGACCGGCAAAACGTATACGGTCGGCTGGATTATTTTCGCATTGTGCATTATGCACTCATCCATGACGGTGATTTGGACGGCTCACAGGACACGTACGGCGTCGGAGACGTTTCAGCAGATGCGCACAATGGCGCGTAGTCCGAAGGTTTTTCCTCTAGTTGAGGCGACGCGTGCAGCGAACGGTGAACAGGCGGTTATTTTCAAGAATGGTTCGCGTATTTTGTTTGGTGCTCGTGAGCAAGGTTTTGGTCGTGGGTTCGCCAAAGTTGACATCTTGGTTTTCGATGAGGGGCAGATTCTTACCGAGGACGCGATGTCTGACATGGTGCCCGCGACGAATGCTGCACCGAATGGCCTCGTGCTGTTAATGGGCACACCTCCCCGTCCTAAAGATCCGGGTGAAGTGTTTTCTTCCAGGCGCGCTGAAGCGTTAGAAGGTGACGAGGACACGCTCTATGTGGAGTTTTCCGCCGATCCTGAGGTGGATATTTCTTCCTGGCCCGCCGGGAAGGTTGATTGGGAGCAAGTGAAAATTGCTAATCCTTCATTCCCTCACCGGACGTCGAAAACGGCGATTTTGCGATTGCGAAAACTGCTTGGCTCAGACGATAGCTTCCGGCGTGAAGCTCTCGGAGTGTGGGATACGGAAGGCTCATCCCGTCTTATTTCGCAGTCCGAGTGGGATGCGTGTATTGCTGATCCTCCCGAGTCTGGAATCAAATCTTTCGGTGTGGCGTTCAGTATGGACGGTTCGCGGCAGGCGCTTGCTGGCGCGATGAAGCATGCTAATGGCGTCCATGTGAATCTGATCGACGCTTTGAGTTCCGGTAGCGAAATGAGCATTTCGGCGTTGGCTGACTGGTTGGCAGAACGCAAAGATTCGACCGCACTCATTGCCATTTCGGGGCAGGCGTGGTCTGCCGTCTTGGTGGATGCGTTGCTTCAACGCGGCGTAGGCAAGCGGATGATCCACGTTTTGACGACGCTGGAGGTTACTGCTTCTGCCTCGATGTTGTTGGATGCGGTGAGGGAATGCACGCTTACTCATCCGCGTATGCCGCCCGATGCGACGCTGGAGCGTTCGGTGGCGGTATGCGATAAGAAGGAGCGCGGCAAGTCTGGTGGCTGGTCGTTTGAATCGACGTCGCCAGATGGAGACGAAACGCCAATTGAGGCAGTTTCTTTTGCTTTGTGGGCCGCGCGCACAACGAAACGAAACCCTAACAGAAAGCAGGTGATCTGGTGAACGAGCTATTGTTGTCTTCCTTACCGTCCCAGGTTAACGGCTTGCTGCGAGAAAGGGACTATGACGAACCCCGTATCGTCGAAAAGATCTTACATATTTGGGCGCAAAAATCGACTCGCAACATTTTGCGTCGCAAATACTATGATGGACACAATCGGCTCAAAGATCTTGGCATGTCCATTCCGCCGTCGATGCGGAACGTTGAAACAGTTGTGGGTTGGCCAGCCAAGGGCGTTGACGTCCTGGCCGCACGGTCACAATTCGAAGGTTTTGTCACCACTGGCGACGACCAGGATCCGTTCGGGCTTTCGCGAGTTCTAGAAGATAATCAGTTTTCTTTGCTTTACCGCGAGGCAACAACCTCCGAGTTGATTCATTCGTGCGCGTTCATCACTGTCGCGAACGGGCGCAAAGAGGATGGGGAACCTGAGGTTCTTGTTTCTCTGCGTAGTGCGGAAGAGGCGGCTGCCATCTGGGATTATCGCCATCGCAGGATCAAGGCGGGCTTGGCGGTGACGGAACGCGAAGATACCGAACCGTTTCTGCCTCTTGAATTCGTTCTTTACACCAATTCTTATGTCGTAACGTGCGCGAAGACTGGAACCGAATGGAAGGTTGTTGATCGTCAAGAAAACTTCCTTGGGCGTCCGACTATCGAACCACTTGTTTTCCGTCCAACCTTAGATCGTCCGTTTGGACATTCACGCATTACGCGCGAAGTTATGTCGATCGCCGATTCTGCGGTACGCGCTGCACTCCGCGCCGAAGTGCTGATGGAGTTCAATACGGCCCCGCCAAAGTACTTGCTCGGTGCTGAGGAGGATGCATTCAAGCAGGATAAATGGTCTGCTTACATGTCGAAAATCTTGACGATTTCACGTGACTCTGACGGCGACATTCCTACCTTCGGGCAATTCCCGCAACTGTCGCCGCAAGGCGCAATCCTCTATATGCAGCATCTCGCATCGCGATTCGCTGGCGCTACTGGCTTGCCAGTCTCATCCCTAGGGATTGTGTCCGACAACCCTTCATCGGCGCAGGCGATGGAAACTGCACGCGTGGATTTAGTGGACGAAGCTAATGCGTTGAATCTTTCAAATGGTGCAGCGTTAGCGAATATCGCACGAATGATTGTAGCCTTCCAAAAGGGAGTGGCGATCAGCGATTTGCCGACGGAAGCGCAACAGCTACGTCCGAGGTTCAAGAACCCGGTTCGCCCATCGGTCGTCTCCCAATCAGACGCAATTGTGAAGCAGGTCCAGGCAATTCCCTGGTTGGCGAATTCTACCGTTTTACTTGAGGAGCTTGGATACGACGAATCGCAAATAGTGCGATTGCTCGCCGACAAGAAGCGCGCCGACGGAGGATCGCTGCTCAGCCGCGCCCTTGCGGCTGCGACAAACACAGCCGCCACCGCGAGTCTGGCGCAAGGTGGAGGCGACGTGAATCAAGAAACGACAGCGGATTTGAAAGCGAAGTTTGATGCGTTAGGGATTGCAATTCGCGCAGGCGTTGATCCAGGTGATGCGGCTAACAGGGTCGGACTGAGTGGAGTGAAATTTACCGGCGCGATTCCCGTCTCCTTACGTGTCCCAGAATCTGATGCCGTCACATTAGAGGATAAATAATGATTTCTACGTTGGAAGCGGAAGAATTTCGTTTGGCAAACATGCGTATCGTGAATCTGGCGCAAAATGATCTGCAAAAGATTTTCGAGTCTCTCGATATAACTAAACCTGCCGCGTCGAGAGATCTCCTTGTTGGTCTCGTTCCGGAACTTGTCACGCAATACGGGGACATCACAGCGGCGATGGCTGCCGAATGGTATTCGGATATGCGGGAAGCGTCAGGAGCGTTTACGGCCTTACCGGCAGATTCTTTTCCAACCGAACAAGTTCAGGCATCCACAAGAGCTCTTGTGGGCGGGCTTTTTACTGAGGAACCAAGTACTGCGCTGGTTACCCTCAACGGCATGCTGCAGCGTCTTGTATTGAACGCGTCTCGGCTCACGATTGTGGATTCTGCTAATCGTGATCCCGCTGCCGCCGGATGGAAACGCGTCGTGCGTGCTGGAGGGTGCGATTTCTGCCGAATGCTCGCAGGCCGAGGTGGCGTTTACAAGAAAAGTACCGCTACTTTTGCGTCTCACGATCACTGCACATGTATCGCCGTCCCAGAGTGGGGTGACGCGAAAGAGGTTCCCGTATCCGCCTACAAAGCATCAGAACGCATGGAGAAGGTCCGCCAACGTGCTGCCGATCCGACGGACCCCAAAAAGCAGGCGGAAGCGCAGCGAGTTTTGGCGAGGCACCGCAGGCGTACGCGTGAATATCTCCAAACGTTCAGTGACTAAAAGCTAACTCCGCTACTTAGCGGAGTTGTTCTCTCTTCCCTGGTGCGACGCTAGGGAAGCTTACGGTGGCGCGACGCCACATTACAAGACACAGGAGGGGAGTTTCTATGCCCGGAAATGCAGCAGAGAACGATGATGCAGCCGTGAAAAGCGAAGATCAGACTGGCGCGACGCCAGAGAACGATTCGAAGCAAAATGAGGCTCTGGGAGCTACTGGTAAGGCTGCACTCATAAAGGAACGTGAAGCGAGAAAGGCTGCAGAGAAACGCGCTGCAGAACTCGAAAACCGTCTGCGTTCTATTGAAGATTCCGGGAAAAGCGAAGCCCAAAAGCAGGCTGAAGCTCTCTCCCGGATGCAATCGGAACTGAGCGAGATTCGAGCGGAAAAGGCGCGTCTTGAAGTCGCCTCTAGTAAAGGAATCCCTTCGGAGCTACTGGCTGGACCTGGCGATGACCTCGAAGCCTACGCCGATGCGCTTTTGCAATGGCATACGTCCTCCACTCCTAAACGTCTCGTCGTGGATGCCGATGGAAAGCATCCGAACCCCGTACCTGCGCAGACCGGCGACTGGCTGCGAAATCAATTCATTCGTAAGTAAGGAATAAGTAAATGGCTGTCGATAACATCATCACATCCGACGATCTCGGTGGCGGACTCATCCCCACAGAGTATTCAACTCAAATCATTCAAAACGCGCCTAAGGCATCCGTAATTCTAAACCGTGCACTGCGCGTTCCCATGTCCACCCGCACTCGGACTCAACCGGTGCTTAACTCACTCCCCATCGCCTACTGGGTGGGCGGCGATACCGGACTCAAGCAGACCACAAAGCAGGCATGGTCTGGTTTGACCATCACCGCCGAGGAGCTTGCTGCCATTATCCCCATCCCTGAGGCTGTGGTGGCAGATTCTGCGATTCCACTGTGGCCAGAAATCATGCCGCGCCTCTCTGCGGCGATTGGGCTTGCAGTCGATCGTGCGGCGTTGTTCGGAACGGACAAACCGTCCTCGTTCCCGACCGCAGTCATTCCGGCGGCTATTGCCGCCGGTAATACTGTTACGGCTGGTACCGGCGCTGATCTTGGCGTCGATGTGGCACATGTCGGCAAGTTGCTCGCTGAGCAGGGTTTCGCCGTGAACGGTTTCGCCTCGAAACCCGGTTTGAACTGGGAGCTGATCGGCTTGCGGTCAACGCAAGGTACGCCGATTTATGTCCCATCATTGGCTGGCGACGCACCGTCTACTCTCTACGGTTACCCGCTTCAGGAGGTTACCAACGGGGCTTGGGACTCGTCTGTGGCAACAATTTTGGCGGCGGATTGGTCCAATTTTGTTGTCGGCGTTCGCCAGGATATGACTTACAAGCTGCTCGATCAGTCGGTCATTTCCGACGATACCGGCAAGGTCATTTTGAATCTTGCGCAGCAGGATTCGGTGGCGTTGCGCGTCACATTCCGCGTTGGCTTCCAGGTAGCTAACCCGCTAACTGAGCTGCAATCGGACTCGACGAAGCGCTACCCTGCCGGGGTGGTCGTTCCTGCGGCGCCTACGGGAGCCTGATCGTGACGGAAATGACCTCGCCGCAGGGTGAGGTTTTGATGATCCCAGCTGAGGGGGTGCGTTCGATGCTCGCTCTCGGCTGGGTTATCACCAAAGAACCCGCCCCTGCGAAGAAAACGTCCACACGCAGGAAGCAAGCAGCGAAGTGAGGTGTCCGCCGTGGTTGTTGAATCGCCGTTTGCCGAAGTTAGCGATCTTGAAGCTCGCTGGCGAACACTCACTACATCCGAGAGTATCAAGGCGACTGAACTACTAGCCGACGCCTCGGACGTCATTATGACCACGTGTTCCGCGTGGGAGTCCGCTTCAGAGGCGACTCTCAAGAGGATCGCGTGCGCGATGGTGAAGCGTGCGATGGCCTCGCCCGTCACCGATTTGGATGCGTCTATTTCGTCGGCGTCTCGGACAGCTGGGCCGTTCACACAGCAGACGACGTTTGCGAATCCGAGCGGTGATCTATATCTGACGAAGGCGGAAAAACTGTCTCTCGGATGTGGTAAGCAGCGAGCGTTTGAAGTCGATCTCGCCGCACCGAAGGAGGAGTCGTGAAAGGCGAAACTGTTTCGGTGCAGACTCGGGAAAATGCTGGTGTGGACGATTTGAACGCACTGATTTGCGGGCTGGTGGTTTAGATGGCTTTCCCGACTCCCTATACGGCGACGCGTTATCCGTATGCAGCTGGCGAAACAGACGCGCTTGGCAACGCCATCGACTCGTGGGGTGAAGCCCAATCTATTCCGGTTTACGGGTGGGCTCCACCTTCGGCAGATCAGATGCCGTCCGAGCAGAACCGGTCGGCCGTTGTCCGTGACATGGACCTGCTTGCTCCTGCCAGTGTGGAGAGTACGCCGCGTGACCATTGGGTTTTGCCAGGAATTCCACCCACGGATTGCCCTCAACATCCGGGTGCGGCCTGTTTCGAGCAGGTTGGTTACGCGGAGGATTTTACGCATGGCCCGTTCGGGTGGGATGCGGGACTGCGGATCAACCTCAAGAGAGTGGAAGGGTAATGGCTGCTTTATTCTCTATGAAGATTCCTGTCTTCGTGCGCTTCGGTCGGAAAGAGATTGAGATCGGAGAGATTGAGATTGAAACATCCGTATCAGCTTCCGGGAAGATACGCATGCCGTCATCTGCCGAATTACGTAAGGCTATCCGCAAGGCGGTTTCGTGATGGCTAACAAGGTGCGGTTCAAATGGAAGATGTCTGGATTCGAAGCATTACGTGAAGATCCGGCTCTCGCACCGATCCTCAATGAGAAGGCGCGCGCTATAGCTGCGGCTGCCGGTGATGGGTATGAAGCGAAAGCGGCGGAAACCACTGGCGGGCGTGGGCGTCTACGTGCAGCGGTTATCGCGGCGTCTTATGCAGCGCAGCGTGATAACGCTAAGAATCACACGCTAACTCGCGTGATTAGAGGCGGTGCATAACAGTGGCGGAAATTTTGACTGTCCCCTATGCGCTGCCTGCATTCATCAGCTATCTACGCGAGGCGGTTGTAGACAAGACTGGCGAGGCGATCCCTGTCGCGTCGCAAGTCCCGTCTGTGAAGCCCGCGAAGTTTATCCGCTGCCTTGTCACGAACGTCAACCGGATCAATCTTTCGCTCGCCGAAATAGTGGTGGTGTGTGAATGTTGGGCCACAACCGAGGCGGATGCGGGAGATTTCGCGTCTACCGTGTATGGCCTCGCCACCGCAGTCAACCTCGCTGATCCGTATCTTTACTGCCCGGAAGGTTCGCGAGGAACCGTGTATGGGCCGTACCCGTCGGACGATCCTGATTCGGGCCGTCCGCGTTCCGTTTTCGCTGTCTCCCTGCGCGTCGCTGTGGAGAAAATCTGACACATAAACCCAGGCCGCACGCTTGGAGTCGAAAATGACCGACGCTTCTAAAACTATGATTGGCAAGCCGAAAATTGGTGGTGCTATTTTCAAAGCACCAGCCGGAACCACTCTCCCAACGACCGCTACCGAAGCTCTAGCCGCCGCATTCGTCGAACAGGGACATGTCTCTGAAGACGGTGTAGAGCGAGCAATCAATAAATCGTTCGCGTCTCTCAAGGCGTGGGGTGGCGAAGAAGTTGCTACCGCAAAAACGGAAGAAACTGTGCGTGTAACATTCTCGCTGATTGAAGTGAACAACGAGGTGACGCTGAAAGCCAAATTTGGGGATGATGCGGTTACTGTCGATGCGGAGACTGGGCGTATCATCCTCGATTATAAGGGTGATGAAACTGACGCTGCCGTATGGGTTATCGACCTTGAATTCAACGGGATGCTGCGGCGGATCGTTTTCGGGAACGCTCAAGACGTTACGGAAGATTTCACGCAAACGTTCACGGATGAGGATTTGATTGCGTTGCCGTTTGAGC